CAGCAACTGCGTTAGAAGTTGAAGATGATGTACGGTAGCGGTCAGAGTGCCCCTGGGTACCCTGAGTACCGTCGGTTCCCTGTGTTCCTTGAGTTCCATCTGTACCCTGCGTTCCCTGTGTACCATCGGTACCTTGGGTGCCTTGAGTTCCGTCTGTTCCCTGAGTTCCCTGAGTTCCGTCAGTTCCCTGAGTACCTTGTACGCCTTGAGCGGCAAGTAGGTCCCAATATCCCTCTACTCCACCAGGGGTGTAACCAGCAGAGGTGTAGACATTGCGGTACCAAAGTTGTCCGCCGTAAGTAACAACATCACCTGTTGTGTAGATGACTCCTGGGTCATACGCACCGAGGTAGTTCCAGAGAGCGGCAGTACCTTGAGTACCATCGGTACCTTGGGTTCCTTGGGTTCCGTCTGTACCTTGGGTACCTTGAGTACCATCGGTGCCTTGTGTTCCCTGTTGTCCATCAAGACCCTGAGTTCCTTGTACACCTTGGGTTCCGTCTGTACCTTGAGCGCCCTGAGTTCCATCAGTTCCCTGAGTACCCTGCGTACCTTGGGTTCCCTGTGCACCTTGAGTACCATCAGTACCCTGTGTGCCTTGGGCTCCATCGGTTCCCTGGGTTCCCTGTGAACCTGTAGTTCCCTGAACACCCGTAGCACCGTCAAGGTTTACTGACCAAGAACCAGAAGTTCCTCCGCCAGTATAGTCCTTGATATTGAAGGTAAGTTGACCGTTGCTGCCGTTGTAATTGGTTACTGTTGCATGCATCAAGTTATTTGCGTCAGACGCAATAACAATGTCTTGACCAACAGAGTAACTTAGCCCTGCTTCAACAGTAAATGTTACGTTATCTGCTACTTGTAGTGTGTAAATATCTGTGGAAGTTGTGCGGTAACGGTCTGAGTGTCCGTCGGTACCTTGTGTTCCATCTGTACCTTGAGTACCTTGTGTTCCGTCGGTACCTTGAGTACCTTGCTGACCTTCAGTTCCCTGTGCGCCTTGTGTTCCATCAGTGCCCTGAGTTCCCTGAGTTCCATCAGTGCCTTGAGCACCTTGTGTACCGTCTACACCCTGTGTGCCCTGCGTTCCTTGAGCACCACGAGTACCTTGAGTTCCCTGTGTACCATCAGTTCCTTGTGTACCGTCGGTACCCTGAGTTCCCTGTTGACCTTCAGTTCCTTGTGTTCCCTGTGCGCCGCGAGTTCCTTGTGTACCTTGCTGTCCTTCAGTACCTTGAGCACCCTGTGTGCCATCTGTACCTTGAGTGCCCTGTGTTCCATCTGTGCCCTGGGTACCTTGAGAGCCAGTTGTACCTTGTACACCTGTTGCTCCATCAAGGTTAATTGTCCATGAAGAGTAGTTTCCAGAACCAACAATGGTATGAATATTTATTTGGATGTAATTAGATGGCACTGTCTCGTAGTAAGCAACAGTTCCAGTCATGTAGTTATTAATGTCGTAAGCAACAACGACATCTTGACCTACTGAGTAAGAAAGATTTTCGTCATTTACATAGAAGACTACGCCATCTGCTACTGCAATATCATTTGCGGTATTAGAGGTTGTCTTATAGCGGTCAGAGTGACCGTCTGTACCTTGAGCACCATCGGTACCTTGTGTACCCTGTGCGCCATCAGTACCCTGAGTTCCTTGGGTACCATCTGTGCCTTGAGTTCCTTGTGTGCCATCGGTTCCCTGAGTTCCTTGCTGACCGTCTGTGCCTTGAGTACCTTGGGTGCCATCAGTTCCTTGGGTACCCTGAGTACCATCAGTTCCCTGTGTTCCCTGGGTACCGTCTGTTCCCTGTGTACCTTGGGTACCATCGGTGCCTTGTGTACCCTGTGTGCCGTCAGTACCTTGTGTGCCCTGAGTTCCCTGTGTTCCCTGAGTGCCTTGAGTTCCGTGGGTTCCCTGAGTTCCCTGTGTACCTTGAGCACCATCAGCACCTACATAACCTGCGGTTCCTTGTGTACCTTGAACACCATCAGTACCTTGTGTGCCTTGTGTACCTTGAGGACCAAATGCAATCCACGCAGTTCCATTCCATTGCTTAATGTACTTGTCGGTTGTGTCATAGTAAATCTGACCTTCGACAGGGTTTGTTGGTTGGCTGGCAGTTGAAAGGTTTTGAATGCGAGCATTCTGAAGTTCAAGTTTTCCAAGGTCTATTGGAGTCAAAAATTTTCTTGCCATTCGGTTATCTCCTTAAGATAAGTAGGCTTCGCCTGAAAACGCTGTTGCAAATGTGACTGTTAAGGAGTCCGAATTAGTGTATGTGATCTCGCCTTCGACTATATTACCAGCCGAATCCTGCACTGTAATGTTAGGGTAAAAATGCAAATTGTGGGTGATAACCCACGTACTATTTGCTACCCCTTGGGTGTGAACATACGCCACTCTTTGTGGAGTAAAGTATAGGTTTGTTACACCTTCAGATAAGTCATCTGTAGTGCCTAGTGATGTTCCAGAGATACCTTGAGTACCAGGTTCTCCTTGGGAACCCTGTACACCTTGTGTTCCACTGCCTGTAGATCCCTGTACACCTTGGATACCTGTTGTTCCTTGTGTACCTTGCGCCCCACCACCAGGTCCAATCGGTCCTTGTGCGCCTTGTATTCCTGTTCCAGTTGCGCCCTGGGTTCCTTGTGTTCCTTGAGTACCGCGAGCACCGCCTTGACCAGGACCGACAATAATCGTTGGACCCTGTACACCTTGAATTCCATTGCACTGACCACAACTGCAACCAACTACATGGCTAACGCGTGTCATACGGTAGCCTCTCGTGTAACAAACAGCGCTCCTCGCATGTAGGTTTGTTCGTACCCTGAATCATCAGATGCTGATGCTTGAATATCCCAGAAGCAAAGATCTGGTAAAGCCTCTGTTTGTTGACTTGTAAGTGTCAAAGTTAACTTTGTGTTATCTCCATCAACAAACTCAATGTCAAATGCTGCAAGAGGAATACCATCACCAAACTGCATGTGGATTTCAGACTTCCAAGTATAGGCTGTTACGTCAAATGGGAACTGCAGAGTAACTTCAAATGAGTCACCTTGATATGCGTTTAAATCAAATGTAGGAACATCCGATGGGAACTGTTGAGAGCCATAGGTAGGCATTGGCAGGAGCGCCCTTTGAGGCATAGAACGATCGTCCACTTCTTGAGGAAGATAGATAGGCACATAGCGGTTGCTGAATTTAGCAATACGACGAAGTTGGAACATGTCGATCTTGTAGAGACCGATACCCAACTGTGAGCACAACTCAACGTACTGAGCCTTACGCTGCTGAGTCATATCCATCAATTGACGGTAACGCTCGGAGCGAGGAATCTGTACGCCATCTGGGGCGGTAATATCAATGTCAAATGCGGCATCGTTAGCCAAAGTGTAAAGGGCTAAAGTAGCGGCGTAAACAACTACTGGGTACTCTTCAACACCAGGAAGATTAGCGATAGTCACACCGCGACCGTATGGGTCAGCATGATTCTTTGTGTGCTGGTTAAACGCATCAGTGATGAAGTTGCAAATTTCGTTGTTAGTAAAGTAACGGTAATACGTTCCAGCAACAACGATTGGTGCCCCAGCATTTGGGAGAGAATCAAAGGTTATGTAACCAGTCTCTTCTTCGACAAGAACAGCGTTAGATACATCTGACCCATTAACATGGATAATAAGGTTTGCACCATCTACAGGAGAGTATGGAACAAGGTAACGGTTTGTGATTCCGTCTGCTGTTGTCTGGTAGACAAAGGACTTGCCGATATCGCCTATCTCAGAACGAAGGCGTTCCGCCAGACTGGATAACGTAGCCACAAAACCTCCGAAAACTGTTTGGCGTAATCATCTCGTGTTATTCACAATATGTACGCATAAAAAGGTCCGACCCCCAACTGGGAGGAGGGCGGGAACCAGTTGAGGGTCAGACTACTAGCGACGGCTTAGTTTGGCCGCCAAATATATCCAAGTTCTTCGAGATAATTTGCTAGGTCTGGAGATACGCGGTACTTAACTCCTGCTTTAAAAGAGAGAGTATTTCCGACTCCGTATGTCATATCGTCAATATCAGTGATTGTACGAATGATTACTGAGTTGTTTGCTGTACTTACTCCGACGTTTTCAATCTCGTCAAGAACAATAGGTGCTGTTGCATTCGTTGGATCGAATACGTTGTTTTCTAGTGTCTCTGCCTCAACCTGAGCCGCAATTGAAATCTCATCTTTGCGGTCCTGAAGTGCCTTTGCATTCTTCTTCGCTGCTTGTTCTGCAGCGCGTCCTGTTGCGTCCAATGGACTTGTTGGTGTATTTGCCACGGTGTATTTCTCCTAAGTTAGTGTGGTGTTAAGTGGTGGCTGGGGGCCAAAGAAGGAGTATGACCCCCAGACACCTATTAAGTTGTAAAAGTTATTACAAACCAGTTATTAGTTTGTGTAGACTTTCACGATAGCCTGATCGGTAATGACACCGAGGCCCCAGATTGCGTACCATGCAAGAGCGTGCTCACGACCGAAGTCGAGAACGCCACCATCGCGGAGTTCAACTGGAAGAGCGATAGCGTGACCAAAAGCGTTGTCACCAATCATGATTGACTCATAGACTGTTGCAGACGCTGTTGAGTCTGATCCACCTGCTGGGTATGGTGAAGTTGAACCTTCTGGGTTTCCACCCTGACCAGGAGCGGTGTTAGCCTTTACAGGGACATCGGTCTGGTATGAAGGAGCACCAACAAAGTTGGTATAGTCAACAACAGATGAAGAAGCGAACTGCTTGACCTGTGTTGTTTCGATGAAGACTACGTCGTAGAGACGACCGATTTCACCGAGCATGAAGTTACCTGGAGCAGCGTACTTTGTAACTTCGATGAACTCTGGGTTCGAACGAATGTCACGAGACTGCTTTGGGTGGATGAACTGGACGTAAGTCTCGCCCAACCGTGGGATGTTCTTGGAAGCGAGGGTAAGGGCAGCATCCTTGACAGCACCTGTAGACAACTTGAAAGCGCCTGTGAGGTCTGCGATCTTTGTACCCTTTGTACCTTCGTTGTACCAATCGTTTACACCCTGGAGTGAAGTACGGTCATAACCGAAGACAGCAGATGTCGCAGCAGAGAGTGTGTTGCGAGCCTGGATGTCGAGGTACTGAGCCATGTGACGGCCAAGAAGACGTGAAGCAGAAGCCATGATGTCATCAAATGATGAGTTCAAGAGCAACTCAGAGACAGCAACGCCGTAACCCTGTTCTGCAACTGTGATTGCAATCTGCTCTGCTGTGAGAGCGTTTGTTGTCATACGAACACCTTCTGTAAGAGGTGTTGGATCGACAGCAAAGTTCTTGTAACGGAGGAAGTTCACACGAAGACCAGGTGCGACACCAAGTTCAGTCTTCTTAACTGCAAACTGTTCGAAACGAAGAATTGGCATTGCCTGGAAGAGGATTTCCTTCGACCAGATTGTTTGGATTGCTTGGTTCAGGCTTGAGTTTGAGCCTGAGTAAGCGGTTGGGGCTCCTGCGAGTTGCGAGGAACCTGTAATTGCTGAACCAGCCATTTATGGCAGTCCTTTCTGTAAGTTGTTGGGGGGAATTAACCGAACAGTCCCTGACCGCGATTATTGGCTGCTGTGCCGAGTAGTTTGGCGCGTTGCTTCTGATATTCTGCCATGTCCATGCCGCGAATTCCTTCGGGCGTATACGATTGTTGTCCCATTTCGTTATCGAGAGGTCCTGAGGCAGGCGCCGTGATACGGGTACCTACCATCTGTTGCTTACTTGCTTGAACTGTCTGCATCACATCTTGCATAATTCCTGCGGACTTATCCTTGAGTGTTGCAATACTCTGTTCAATTTCTTCTGGTGTATTACCGCCTATTAGGTCAATGAGTTGAGGCACGATTGAATCGCGCTCTTCCTCAAGACGCTGTGAGCGATAAGCCATCAAATCCTGGAACTTACGTTCCTGATCTAGGAGAGCAAAAGCACGTTCTCTTTCAAGACGTTCATTCTCAAGTTGAGAATTAAATTCTTGCTCCTTCTTAGCGAGGAGTTCTTTAAAGGAAAGTTCTTTGACTTCCTTCTGCTTTTCTTTCTCCGCTTTTTGTGCTTCACGTTCAGCCTGTCGTGCTGCCTTACGTGCGGCTGCTTCTTCGCGTTCCTTCTTAAGGGCGGCAAGTTCTTCAGCCATCTTTTCCATCTGTGGATATAACTTAGCCTTCTCCTGCGCACGAGCCTTTGCAAGGTCATCTGCAGTAAATCCTGGCACTGTAGCCTCCACTGGTACTTCTTGGATTGGCGCAACTTCTGCTGCGACTGTTTCCATCACTTCTTGATTATCGGCCATTATTGGTCACCTATTTTTCTTATGTCGTTGTCCGTATGCCTTGCGGCGTGTCCCTTGGTTTCTTACAAGACTATTGCATTACAAAATGTCGCAATTGTCTCGATATACTCTGATGTTTATCAGAATGCTAGTTGTCGTTGCGGTCGACATTCCTTCGTTGCACCTGCTTGGTGCCGTAGGCTTCTTCCACTAACTGCTGACGAATTGCGCCTTCGGTTTGATCCTCTAGGCTTTCGTTCATCTGCTGTGCTGGGTCGTTAACACTCTCTGGTGTCTCTGGACCCTGAATTCCATCACCCATAACGTCACCATCACCAAGTTGTGTTGGCTGCATAGGGATGGCAGAAGTTCCATCAGGACCAGGCATCATGCCCGTCATATCCATGATCTGCTTCTGGATCTGAATCTTGAGAAGTTGTAGGGCTCCATCGGCCTTGGCATCTTCCTTCAACTCATCACGAATCTCACGAAGTTTTTCTTCTGGGAACTCCTCGCCCAAGGTACGCAGAGCGCCTTCCTTAGACTCAAGACCAGCAGCCATCTTTGCCTGGACTTCATTCAAGACGATTAACTTATCGAGAGGAAGTGGAGGTGGGAACTGCACATAGTTCTGGTATGTGATTGGATCGTTAGGATCAAGGACAGCAAGTTGGTCTGACTTCAGTGGGCCATCAACTTCTGGGTTAAACATCAGAGTCTCTGGCTCTTTAAGAGCCAAGTTACGAAGTACGAGTTCGTTAATGCGCTCAACACCCTTGCCGTACTGAATGACCTTCTGGGAGTAGCGGTTCATCAGTGGCTGGTACTGGATAGAGAGAGCAACACCTGAGGTGTTAGAGATTGGCTGAACTTGTCCAAGGGCACTCTCTGGGATGTTCATGATCTCGTGCATAGAGCGCTTGAGAAGTTCTAGGTATTGAAGAGCGCCGTTGATACCTTCAGCACCACCATCAAGGTTGAATACCTGAGCGTCCTTTGGAAGTCCGCCCCATACCTTGCTCGCACCCTTTTCCAGATTTGATGCCTTAGCACCGATGATGACTGTTACTGGTGCAGCGTGGTAGTTGATGATGTCAGCGACGTCTGTAGCAATTTCATTATATGTGCGGTTGATCGTGATGATGTCTTGGCAATCTGCAAGACCCCAAGGAGAACCTGTTACAGGAATGTTAGGGATATGTACCACTGGAATAAGGCCTAGTGGGTTTGGACGTGAGTCGATCAACTCGTCGTTGATGTACTCCTCGATCATGTCATCAGTCAAGATTTCAGTATAGGTAAATACCTGACGTGTTCCTTCTAGAGAGGTACCCCAGAAGCGGTACTTCTGCTTAAAGCGAAGAAGGCGTGTGCGATCGTGTGGGTGGAATTCTGGAAAACAGAATGACGAGTTCATTGGCAGAATGCGGACACGACCAGGATGGAAGTGACCAGCAGAATCTGTCCATGCCTCTTCGTAGGCAACCTTTACAAAGCAGTCACCTGTGACTCCGCCTTGCTGCGCCATCTCAAGTAGTACACGCTCTTTGTCGTTATCTACTTCCCATACGCGCTCTAAGCGGTCAGGAACAATTGCTTCCGTTGCTTTAGGGGAACGAAAGTTAACACCCTTACCAAATGTAAAGCGAGCAAGATAATCTGTAAATGCGCGATAGTAGTTCATCGTCATCTGTGCTTCGCCAGTTTCGCGGCGGTAGCCCCATTGATGACCTAGGTACATCGCAAAGTTTAATGAGTAACGGTTTAAGCGAGGACCGTGGACTTCAAACTCTTCATCAGCAAGTTCTACTAATCCAAGTGGGGAAATAGAAATCGTTAAGTCAGATGATGCCGCTCTGTACGATGGCGGGGAGAAGTCAAGATATGACATTACTTACCTTTATTCTTTTCTTCTTTTTTCGCAACTGGCTTACGCTTCTTAGATTCAAATTTCTTCTGTGCAATCTTTTGTCTGCGATCTTTTTCGTGAGTCTCTACAAACTGACCGCCAAGTTCAATGTAGTGCTTGTGAACCCATGCACTTGCTCCAGGAGATGGATAGGTCGCGTACTTAGCGCGTGCCTGTGCAATGACCATTTGATACAACTTTGGATTTGCTGGTTTTTGCATTTTATCTCCTCCCTGGATAACCTGACAGCCCCCACATTAATGTGAGGGCTGAACGGTGTCTGTCTAAATTAGTCGTTGACGACTGTTGCAGACTGACGCTGTGTGCGTCCGCCTGAGCGAGCGACTGTCTCAATTGTTGCTGCTGAGTAGTCGTTCATTGTGCCGTGTGCAAACTCTCCAAGGAATGTTGGTGCTTCAACCCATGAGGCTGAACCAACGTGCGCACGCTCTGCCATTGTCTCGGCAGCAGACTTCTCCCAAACTGGAGCATTGCGGTTTGGACGACCAGGGGCTGTAGCAGCGCCCTGCATCATTCCCTTCTGGAAATCGTTTGGAACATCGGTATCAGTAGCGATACCCTCTTCGAAGCGGAGTGGGCCACGACGTGTTGCGTTGCCTGCACCCTTCATTTCGTAAACCTGTGGTGCACGCTCTGGGAAGCGTGGTGCTGGTGAGATTGTCATTATGACTCCTTAAGGATGTGTACGGAAAGGCCTTTTCCTAGTACATAGTTTCCACCCTTTTTACAGGGTTTTGTTGTTAACTAAAGAAAGGATTAGATGAGATGACTACCTCTGGCATCACAAGGTCTTGGGTAAGACTGCATGCGATAGCCAAAGAATCTGCAAAGTCATCGTGGGCGTAGGTCTCATCAGGTGCGGCAGCAGAGAAGTTAGGTCCTTTGAACTGAACTTCAAGGTCGGTCATCTGCTGATAAAAACGCTTCCATGTACGCAATCTGCGAGTTTTTGCATGGGCAGGCCACGTAATGAGTTTGCGCTGAATAAGAGCCTGCAGATGTTTCCATCGCTTTGATTGCTCTGATTGACTGGATGTGAGAGCCACGACTCTAGAACGTGGAAGCAATAGAGTAAGACGTTGCGCTACTGCATCACCCACACCATTGCCGTCTACTCCAGCAACAAGGACGTCGTAGTTAGATAAGAAGTTGACGATCTGGAAGTACTGCTCTTCCCAGTCCGCTCCCTGGATCTCTAGCCAGTTAAGTACCTTATGCTCAAAGTATCCAAATTCATCGGGGCGATCCCAGTCAACCCACACAACAGTCACAACTGTTGAGTCAGTCTTACGGGCTGGGTCGATACCCACCACCACTGGGGTCTTATGCCAGGACTTCACTAACTCTTGAGAGGTATCGCCTAGTTCATCCATGATGGCTGAGGTAACGAACATACCGCGCTCAAGGAGCCACTTACAGTTGTACGACATCTGGAACTCATCCGAGTCCTCACCAATACGCAGCATCTCTTTCTTGATAGAGCGCTCGTAGTTGGGGTTGTACTTAATAACCTCTTTCCAGTCCCACTGGAAGTGATTCTGTCTGGAGTTACGCCCAGTCTGTCGGCGCTTGTTTAACTGAATAGCCTTATAGAAGTTGTTCTTACTGGTTGTAGGTGTTCCAGTCTTGACCATGGTTCCTGCGTAGTACGCCAACATAGGCGCGATTGACTTGGATACTACGAAGTCATCAGCCTCTTGACACTCATCGATAACGATAAGATGGAACGACTTAGATTCAATCTTTGCTCGTGGGTTTGCGGTCATCATCGTCATAGTCGAGCCAGATTTGGTCAACTTGATCTGACGAGTTACTCCACCTACACGGGCAGCCTTATCGTCGATCTCAACGTCATTAAGAATCTCTGTAGCACGCTCAGAGGTTAAACGGGTAACGCATCGACCAAAGAGTGTTTCAGCCTGTGACTCTGTAGGAGCGAATAGCCCAACCCATAGTCCATCTTTAAATTTGCCAAGAAGATCTGGGTACAACTTAGCAAGTCTAGGAAGAAGGATCATTAGCGTCACAACAGTGTCAGCCACTGTCTCTGACTTGCCTGACTGACGAGCGGCTAGGGCTGTAATCTCTTCTGCGTCATTGATGAGGACAGACTCAATAAGCCGTCTAGCCAATGGCTTCTGATATGGGTGAAGATCGTGTCCTACAAGTTCTTTAAGAAAGAGCATGATCTTGTCGATCAGTTTGTCTACAAATTGCTGAGATAGTTCGTCTAACTGTTCGTCAGGCTCTTCTTCTGCAGGCTTATCTTCCTGCAAGAAGAACTCAGGAGTAATCTCCTCAAACTTCTCATCGTCAAATGACTCGGTGGTCACAGGGAGCGTCTCTCTAGTTCTTGCGCGATGGCGTGAAAGACTTCAGCGCCCAGTTTTACCTCAGCAAGATCATCTTTGCTCTGAGTCCTTTGCCAACTGGAAATATGTTTGCCAATCGTAAACATCGACTGTTCCATCCATGCTACTAAGTCTGGCGTAGAGATCATCGAGACTCTTTTCTCGATCCGACTTTGGGGGCGGTGTCCATCCCGCTTCTTCCGTAAATTCATCTTCTGTCACAATCCTTAGTCCGATAAGTTTGTCAACTTCACCTACGTCTGTTTGTCCAGTCCATCTTCCTAATACTAACGCTCTGTATCTAGGAAGTCTTACTATGAGGGGATTAGCCGTCCTGTATGGGGCTTCTGTCTCTTGAGTCCAGCCACGAGTAATGACTTTGTTGTTCCACTCATAAGGGAACTTGGTAACCTGTACAAAGTGTCGTGGTCCGATTTTATGCGTCTTTGGCATTTCTGCTTCCTATTTAATGGGCCGTATGTATCTCTGGTTAACCGAGGTCTTACCTTTTTTGGTAGTACCGTATTTCTTGCCATAGTGTAACTGAGATCCACGGGCAAACTTGTAGAAGGCCTTACGAGCCGTGGCAGAGATAGAACTCTGGTCTGCTACCCCACGAGGCTTAAAGTCCAAATACTTGTAGATAAATTGGCCTTTAGATACGCGAGCCTTAAATGCAGTCCACTCTGATGGGGTGACTTCGTAGTAGTTGTACAGGGTTCCATCACGGAACATCACTGTGATCTTCTCTTCATCTTCATCATAGCCAGCGGCTACTGTACGAGGACGGTTAATATCTGTAGTTGATGTTGGGACAACTGTAAGAGGAGCAGGGGATTCATCCTCATCAAGTTGGGCTCCATATGAGCCAGGAATAGTGGGGTTGTCTTCACCCTCTGTAACATCTTCCCATTGTCTCTTGTAGGAAAGTTCTGCAGGAAGTCCTGCCATGTTGTTATAGGTTGCACCGTTTGTATCGTAGTACTTAACGATGTCTTTCATTCCAATAATTTCTTTAAACTCACCAAACTCGCCAAGAGAAGAGGCTGTTGGGGCGCTTTGGAACGGATTCTCTACACCAGTCATTTTTGCAATGCCAGCGGTTTGTCGAGAACCAAAACCGTACATAGAGCCTAACTGCTCTAAGGGGCTGCGTAGTTCCCCAGATGATGGCGTAGCCACACGCGTTTTGCGTGAGGAACTACCACCACCTGAGGGACGACGACTAGGCATTAGATTAGGATGCGAAGTATGGTGTGATTGTTACGGTGTCACCGACTGCTGCAGATGTACCTGCTGCAGTACCTTGTGCGTAGATTGTGCCCGCACGAGCAACGACCTTAGCAGTAACGCCTGTGATACCAGAGTGGGTTGTGATATCTGCGTGTGTTTGTGCCCAACGGATGTTATTAGCATCTGGAACAACGGTGATGGTGTGTGTACCATTAAGGTCAGAGTCATTTGATGCTGAACCTGAACCGTTTGTAAGACCAGCGATTGTTACAACATCGCCAACCTTGTATCCGTGAGCAGTTACAGTTACAGATGCAACGTTAGATGTAAGTGTAATTGCTGTAAGCGCTGGTGTGAATGCAGCCTGTGGAGATGCAACAAGTTCAGCGTCTAGAAGAGCATCTGTTGCATTTGCGGTTGTAAGACCAAGAACGTTTGGAACTACAACATAGTCAACTCCGCCAGATTGAGAACCTGTGGTGTTTGGTGTGTATCCAGGATAGCCATTCCAGCCATCTTCTGCGATGTTATGTGAATCCAAGGCGTAATTTAACTTAGCACCTGTTGCACGAACATCGTTTGGTTGTAGTGGGAAGTTACCCCACACAAAATCTACTGCCACGTTTCCCGCTGAATCGAGAAGGTGACCGTCGTTATTAGTAGCCATTTATTTCCTCACAATCATGATTGGTTAGTTCAGCCTCTAGAAGTACTTCTCCGCAGTCGCGACATCTGAAGAAGCGTGTCTCGTCTAGTGCAACGTGTAGAGAGTCCGCGTGTGAGTCCTCGTATGCCATCCGAGGTTGGGCTAGAACTTCAGACGGAAACGGTCCTTGAGGGCTGTGCGCTCCTGATGGTACAGCATGTCCCTGTACCGCGAACTTGCGAATGACCTTCATTATTCTGAAGGTGTTGCTGGCGTTGCCTTCTTTGTTTTCGCCTTAGGAGCGAGTGCTTCTGTAGCAGATGCTGCTTCTGTAGCATACTGGTCTGTTGTACGAAGAAGACCTGCAATCTTACGAGGCTCTAAAAAGCGAGGAAGATGTGGCTCACAGTATGGAATTGACTTCTTTTTGCTGATGTCATAGACATACATCGCATTTGAATCGCAGTTTGCACACTTCATGGGTATTGCTCCAATCCTAGGCGTACATCATACCCACCAGTCATTGGTCCTGGGCGTGATGGGTCGGGAAACATCCCGTCAAGTTTTGCTCGTTGTTCAGCAGGAAGATCTGGATGATTTGCTACTGCTTGAGCCCTATTCCAGAACTCTGGAGGATACATCCCAAAATTACGAAGGATCTGTCCTTGAGTCTTTAAATTAGGATGAGCATTTGAACGAACTGCAAACTCCAAGATTTTACGATCGATAGTAGTAAGCGGTGGAGTCTTCGCATTTACTCCAGCATTAAAATGCTCGTAAGAATTATCGTCTTTACTTACTTGGCCAGCCATCGTTACTTCTTTTTAGGCATAGTTCCTGGAGCAGTTGGCTTAGCGCCGCGTGGCTTCACAGGGACAGGGTTAACTTTTGCTCCAGTAATTGGGTGAATTGCTGTTTTGTTCTTAAGTGTTCCTGGCATTGGTGCTCCTGTAGTTGATGGGTTTATTGGTCCGCGCTTACGATACCCAGGCATTGGTGCCCCAGTGTTTTCTGGAGTAGGCGTTGCTCTGTGTACAACCTGCATCGTAGAGGCTTCGTTTAGTTTATTCTGCGCATACTTATCGTGCTGTGCACGCATGTTTCGATAACTTGCTCTTTTGGCTCCTGTAAGGACGTCCTCGATCTTATTGACTGCCCAGTCTCCTGGGTTGATTGATGCGACGCTCATAGGGCTATCTTCCCCTAGTTTGTGGCTGGAGTCTCTTTATTTGTTAAATGAGTTTCAATAGTGATGAGTCTTTCGCCCATCTCAACAAAGGCTTCAAGCATCTTGTCTTGAGTCTCGATGATCTTTTGCTGGTTCTCGTAGAGTCGATCTACGCGATCCTTGACTGTGGTGAAGCCACCGTTGCGGCTTAACTCGCCATCCATGCGGTTCATGCGCTCCATAATTCCTGGGATAGCGTCACGGCCTGGTTCTTCTGGGGTACCTTCCCAGTCACGCTTAAAGCGATCCATCCACTCTGCAAACTCTTTAAACTTCTTATATGCAGGACGCAAGATAACCCCCAAACTGATAAGAGCACCAGTGACAATGCCCAAAGAGGTAAAGAACGTTGTCACTGGGTCTCTCCTAAACTAAATTACTTGTTGTTAGATGCAATAGTTTTTTCAGCGTCTGTTACTGCAGTTGCTACACCTTGAGCGACAACAGCCTCTGGGAGACCTGTCTTCTTAGAGATAATGTTAGCAACTGATGCTGGATTCAACTTTGCAAGTGCTGGAGCAACTAGACCTGCTGCAAGTGCCCAAAGGACTGACTTGTAATCGTGATGGCCTGGTGTCTTCAGAGTGATACCGACGATACCAATTGCAGTACCTGCGGTTGCATATACGTAGTGCTCAACAAGCACAAGGATCTTCTTATCCATGGATCTCCTAATGTGTGGGGTTAGTTCTTATCCTTGGGGTTACGAAGTCGAAACGTCGCAATCCACAAGAATAAGGATATAAGAGTAGCATCGCCAACAACTGTTTTGGCGCTACCTGTAAGGACTAACCATGCTGAGAAAAGACCTACAAAAGTCCAAATCTGGTTAGCAAGGTCTGCAAATAGGGATTTAAGAAACTTCATTATTACCTCTTTCTAAAGCGAGCAACTGCACCAACGGCAACAGTTATTACTAATATCTTTTTGGCTTTCTTTCTTGTAACAGGAGACATGTCGTTACCGATATTTGCCATTGCGACAAATGCATGGTTAAGTGCTTGTGCGCCAGGTACTGCTGCGATTGCTCCTGTTACTGGTGTCTCAATAACTGGAACAGCAACGTCTGGTGCATTGAATGAAGTGCCGCCTGGTTGTCCGATAAATGTGTCCGCAGTAGTAATCGCCTCTGGAGGAATTGGAAGACCAGATCCTGGAGGTGGTGCAGGAGGAGTTAATTTTCCATCTTCTTGAACAACCTGTGGTGCTGATTGTGTGCCGAAGAATTGGATACCGCCGTTTTCAACGCCCTTCACGTCTACCTGTACGTGAGGAACAAGCACCTCTGCAGGAGCAGGCTTTGGTATGTCTGTAGGAAGTTGAGCGGCGTTATTTGGAACAATGCCGATTTCCTTAAATGCTTGAATTGCAGTAGGAGCCAAGTACTTCTCTGGAGCAACTGCAGGAACATATGTTTCTGCTGTAGTATTTGTAGTCACTACAACAACAGGAGGTGCTGGTGGAGGAGTCGGGGCAGGAGTTGGAGTTTGAGTTTGCTTGGCCGCATCAGCAGCAGCCTTGGCAGCGGCTGCATCCTGAGCAGCCTTAGCGTCTGCTGCGGCTTTATCAGCAGCCGCTTTATCTGCGGCGGCTTTAGCATCTGACGCTGCTTTATCAGCAGCGGCTTTGTCTGCTGCAGCCTTATCTGCTGCGGCTTTATCAGCAGCAGCCTTATCAGCAGCATCTTGTGCAGCCTTAGCATCGGCCGCAGCCTTAGCAGCATCTGCTGCAGCCTGTGCATCTTTAGCGGCTTGAGCAGCCGCAGCATCAGCAGCGGCCTTTGCATCAGCAGCGGCTTGAGCATCTTTTGCTGCTTGTGCTGCTGCGGCCTCTTGCGCTGCTTTTGCATCGGCTTCTGCTTTTGCAGCAGCGGCATCTGCAGCCGCTTTAGCCTCATCAGCAGCCTTTGCTTCTGCAGCAGCCTGTGCGTCTTTGGCAGCCTGTGCTGCAGCGGCAGCATCAGCGGCTGCTTTAGCATCTGCAGCGGCTTTAGCGTCGGCTGCTGCTTGTGCATCTTTCAATGCCTGTGCTGCTGCGGCTTCTTGAGCCGCCTTTGCATCCGCTGCTGCTTGAGCGGCGGATTGTGCATCAGCCGCATCTTTTGCTGCCTGTTCTGCTGCAGCGGCTTGTTGTGCTGCTAATGCCTCTGCTGCTGCTTTTGCTTCTGCGAGTTGTTTAGCAGCCAGAGCATCCGCCGCTTCTTTGTCTGCTGCTGCTTTGGCCTCTGCAGCCTGTTGCGCTGCAAGTGCATCTGCTGCGGCTTGAGCGTCAGCGGCTTGTTGTGCGGCTAATGCATCAGCGGCTGCTTTAGCAGCAGCGGCATCTGCTGCTGCTTTCTTTGCAATCTCATCTTGAATTGTTTGTGTTGATTGAGCAAGAGTCGTTGCTGCTGTGTTGGCAGCCTGTACTGCTGTATCTGCTGCAGCGTTAGCAGTGTTAGCATCTCGTGTAGCGGTGTTTTGTGCCAAATCTAATACGGTCTGTTGTACTGTAAGGTTTTGTTGTGCTTGTGTGAGGTTTTGCTGTGCAACTGTAAGGTTTTCTTTAGCAGTTGCTAGATCAGCCTGGGCTTGGTCGTAAGCGACCTGTGCAGCAGCCGTAGCAGCAACGTTATCAGAAGCAGCATGAACAGCACTGTTGTAGGCATCCCATGCAGCATTTCGTTCGGCTAACTTTGCATCGTATGCAGCCTGAGCATCTACTACTGCTTGAGCAGTTGTTGGCACCGCTGCTTGTGCTGTTGTTAACGTCTGAGTTGCTGTGTTAAGAGTTGCTTTAGCGTCTAAAACAGATTGTTTAATGGGGTCAAGTGCAGCAACTGCTGTATTGGCAGCCTGTACTAATACTGGGTCTTTGGTAGTTGTAGTCGCAGCAAATGCGCTGGCTCCAGGAGTTGTGAAGTACCCAGTGCCATCTGCTTTAGTAATACCCCAACCAAGAGTTACTCCAGCACCGCCACCGTTTTCGTAATACCAAATAGTAAGTTGTTGCGTTTGCCCACCAGTTACTGAATAGGTTGGACTATATGGACTCCACGTTGGTCCTTGATCTCTCCAGTTGCTTATTGCAAGAGTTCCATCAACGTAAAGTTTTGAGCCATCGTCCGAGTACACAGC